GATGCCTACGCTAAGTACATTGAAGAAAAAGCATGAGTAGACGGGATGACATTCGTGCCGCAGTAGAAAAGCACGATAAGCCTATTGCCAAGACAACTAAAGGCAAAGGGCGTCATTACCAGTCAGTAGAAGAAGGTGCAGGTATGACCGCAGCAGGGCGCAAAGCATACAACGCCAAGAACAACAGTAATTTACAAGCACCTCAGTCTAGTGGGCCAAGACACGGTAGTTTCTGTGCAAGGTCAGCAGGATGGACAGGGGAACGGGGCAAAGCAGCAAGAGCAAGGTGGAAATGCTAATGAAACAAGGACTATACGCAAATATTCACGCTAAACGAGAGCGCATTAAGGCTGGTTCGGGCGAAAAGATGGCTAAAAAGGGCGCAGAAGGCAGACCTAGCGCACAAGACTTTAAAGATGCTGCTAAGACTGCCAAGCCTACACGCAGAGAAATGATTGCTTCTAAGATGAAGGATATGTAATGACACCAATTACCCCTATGAGCCGTAAGTACAAGAAAGAAGATGCCATGCTTAGACCTGAGCATCAATCTACCTTAGAGAAGAATCAGGCTGACCGTATTGCCCGTAGGAAGCTGATTGCTAACAAACTTAAAGACTTGGATAAAGAAGTTAAGTAAATGGCTACGCTGGCTGAACTTTTGCGCCAAGGTGCGGACAGGCTTGTAAACCTGCCGTCTGAAGCACAGCGTTTTGTTACTAATCCGCAAGCATTTACCCAGTTATTGACTGGTAAGAACCCTATGCCTAGGGAAACAGGCTTTGCCGCAGGTGCTACAGGGCTACCAGCTCAAGAAATGAGCGTGTTAGACCCTAACCAAGCACCTTATATGCAAGGCTACAGCCAAGGTGAGCCAATAGGTTATGCAGGTATGGCAGCACCTTTTGCCGCCCCAGTAGCAGTAGCCACAGCTAAAGCATTAGCCCCAAAAGCAGGGATGATGGCTGAAAACTATATGGTCAAGCAAGGCATGATCCAGCCATTAACCGCTTATCACGGTACACCGCACACCATTCAAGGTCAATTTGACATAAATAAAGTAGGTACTGGCGAAGGCGCACAGGCTTATGGGCATGGAATGTACTTTGCTGAAAATCCTGAAGTTGCAAAAGCCTATAGAAAACAAATAGTTGATGCTAATGCTTTAAATGCAAATAGTGGTAAATCATTTAATTCAATTCAAGACTTTTTTGATGATGTTGCCGTAAACAAAGGCAATCTATACAAAGTAGATATACCTGATGAATACCTACCTAGTATGGTTAATTGGGATCAGCAATTAAAAAACCAGCCTGAAATAATTAAAACATTTATAAAAAAAAATATAGATGATTTAACGGCTGATATGCACAAATTTAAACCTGATTCGCAAAAAGATGTTATTTGGGATAGATTAAAAGGTATAGATTTAATGACATGGGCTAATGAGAAGTACGGTAAGATTAAAGCTGCCGAATTGCTCAATTCTGAAGGCATTAAAGGCATACGATATTTAGACGAAGGTAGCCGTGGAACTGGCAAAGGCACAAGCAATTTTGTAGTTTTTGACCCATCTACGGTAAAGATATTAGAACAGAACAATAAGCCTGTAACTCGTAAAGAACTAATACAAGAACAAATTAACAAAATAGAGTAGAATTAAGCACGATTAACTAACTACTTGGTTAAATATGCAAATAAAAGAAGTTGCTGTAAATAAGCTAATCCCTTACGCAAAAAACAGCCGAACCCATAGCGATCAGCAGGTCGCACAAATTGCCGCTAGCATCAAAGAATTTGGCTTTCGCAATCCAATCCTAGTAGACGGGGTAGGCATTATTGCTGGTCATGGCAGATTAATGGCAGCCCAAAAACTAGGGCTAGACAAAGTACCCACAATTGATTGCTCAGATATGACTGAAAGCCAAAAGAAGGCTTACATCATTGCTGACAATAAGCTGGCTTTAAACGCAGGCTGGGATAGCGTTATGTTAAGCGCAGAATTGCAAGAACTAGAAGAATTAGGTTTTGATCTAGACATTCTTGGATTTGACGCAAAAGAAATAGATAAACTATTAGCCCCAGAGGTTACAGAAGGGTTGGTAGACGAAGATGATATTCCAGAAATGCCACCTGAGCCACGCACTAAGCTGGGGGACATTTACATTCTTGGGTCGCATAGATTAATGTGCGGAAATTCTACAAGCATTGATGATGTAGAAAAACTCATGGAAGGAAAAAAGTGCGATATGGTGTGGACTGACCCACCATATAACGTAGCAATACAAGGCGTGGCAGGCAAAATCATGAATGATGACATGAGCGATGCTAGTTTTAAAGACTTTTTGGCTAGCGTTTATTCTTGTTATTACTTAAGCATGAAGGATGGCGCAGTCATTTATGTTGCCCATGCAGATACTGAAAGGGTTAATTTTACCCAATGTTTTAAAGAATCTGGACTAAAACTATCTCAAGTGTTGATATGGGTTAAGCAAGCAGGCACACTTTCTCGACAAGATTTTAACTGGCAACATGAGCCAATTCTTTATGGGTGGAAAGAAGGCGCAGGCCATTACTTCTGCGGAGATTTTACTAGAACAACTGTCATTGATGATGATATTGACATAAAGAAGCTCAATAAAAAAGAACTTGAAGCGCTGGTTAACAGCATGAGAACGGAATTAAAGACTACTGCTTTGAGGGAAAACCGCCCAAGCAGGTCAGATTTACACCCAACCATGAAGCCAGTCAATCTTGTGCAACGCATGATTGAATGGAGCAGTTCAGCAGGAGAGGTGGTATTAGACCTTTTTGGTGGATCAGGTTCAACAATGATTGCTTGCGAAAAAACTGGCAGAAAAGCACGTTTGATGGAGCTAGACCCCAAGTATTGCGATGTTATTGTGCAACGTTGGGAAGATTTTACAGGCAAAAAAGCCGTGCTTTCGGAGTTATAAAATGGCCCAAGGAAAACAACATATACCAACAGAAACCACAAAAGAACAGGTTAAACGCCTGTCTGCGTTAGGTTGCCCCCATGAGGACATAGCAACAAGGCTAAAGATTAGTGCTGATACGCTGGTCAAGTATTACAAGGATGAATTAGACGAAGGGCGTATAGACGCCAATGCTGCCATTGCAGGTACATTGTTTAGCCAAGCCAAGAAGGGTAATACGGCTGCCGCTATCTTTTGGCTAAAGACACGGGCAAGATGGAAAGAAACGCAGGTAAACGAAGTAACCGGAGCTAATGGCAGCGACCTAAGAATCTCATGGGCTGATGAGTAGGGATATAAAGCTCAAATACCGCCCTAGAAGCGTTTTTGAGGACTACCACAGCCGTAAGGAACGCTGGGCAGTAATCGTGGCTCACAGGCGTTGTGGCAAGACCGTAGCGTGTATTAATGACCTCATTGTCAAAGCATTGCTGGAAAACAAGCCACACGCCCAATACGCTTATATTGCCCCCTTTTACAGTCAGGCTAAATCAGTGGCTTGGCGGTATTTAGAACGCTTTTCCGAGCCAGTTATGACCAAATCCAACCAGTCCGAGTTATGGGTTGAGTTGATTAATGGCGCACGAATTAGGCTGTTTGGTGCTGATAACCCTGACGCACTTCGTGGGAATTTTTTGGATGGCGTAGTTCTTGACGAAATGGCCGATATGAAACCGTCATTATGGGGTGAGATCATTAGGCCATTATTAGCAGATCGGCTTGGCTGGGCTACCTTTATCGGCACACCTAAAGGACATAACTCTTTTTACGATATATACAACGAAGCCACTAAAAAGCCCAATTGGTATGTAAAAGTGTTACGGGCAGATCAAACAAACCTGTTGCCGCAGTCAGAATTAGACGATGCCAAGGCTTCAATGTCAGACAACCAGTACGAACAAGAGTTCCTATGTAGCTTTGAAGCTGCCATTCTTGGTGCGTTTTATGGTCAGGAAATGCGTAGAATCACGGATCTTGAGCGTATTACTACGGTAGATTACGACCCGATGTTCCCTTGCCATACTGCTTGGGACTTAGGTTTTAATGACAGTACATCGATTTGGTGGTTTCAGGTGGTTTATGGAGAGATACGGGTACTCGATCACCACTCTAGCAACGGTCAAGCCATACCGTTTTACACTATGCTGCTAGACCAAAAAGAAAATGAGTTTGGATACAAATATGGTTACCATTACCTACCCCATGACGCTAGGGCAAAAACACTAGCAAGCGGTGGAAAGAGCATAATCGAGCAAATATCTGCAAAAATTGACATAAAACATCTAAAAATCGTACCAAATCTGTCATTACAAGACGGAATACAAGCAACACGACTTGCATTAACTCGTGCTTGGTTTGATAATAGATGTGAAGAAGGAATCGAATGTTTGCGTCAATATCAAAGAGAGTGGGATGATGATAAAAAAGTATTTAGAGATCGCCCGAAGCACGATTGGACAAGCCACTCAGCGGATGCGTTCCGCTATCTCAGCATTGTATGGAAAGACGAGGACAGCCCTATCCTCAAAGATGACCGCATTAAAGGTCTACATATTGGGCAAACGGATGTAACGCTCAACGAGATGTGGAAAGAAACCCCCAAAGTAATCAACAGGAGAATTTAAATGACAACAGCAGCCGCAACATTTGCACTACCCTACGAGCATGTAGCAGCTTCACAAACAGCCCAAGTATTAGGCACAACTGGCGCAACTGGCGATTATTTA